GGTTTAATCGTGGTTGCTGTTTTTTGAAACCAATGTGAGTTAATTGCTAGGGTTAGCCATTTACCTAACTCAGCCCAAGTTCTACTTCTAAGCTGTTGTTCGGTGTTGGCTGTAACAATAATCGTGCCACCTAATCTTGTGGATAACATCCATAAAATGATCCAAGCGACTAATGCTGATTTACCAATACCACGACCTGAAGCTACTGCAAGTCTGAACATCTCAGGCATATCAATTACATTGTTTCTTTGAATATGTGTCGAAATTTCCCTCAAAATTTTTTCTTGCCACTTCCTTGGCCCTGAGAAATGTTCGAGGGGGGTATCCTTTTGTCCCCAAGGGAATACGAATTTAACAAAATTATATGGATCATCTTTGATATTCATTGACCATATTTCAGTCATTAATTCTTGTTCTTGTTTTACATCGTATTTCATAGCAAAAATTTAGTTATGTAGTTCTATATTTTTAACCCCCACCGCAAAAGTGACCTGGGGGGTAACAAGATCGGAGAGTTTGATCCTGCCGGGCAACCCAGGTCTGACATGATAACCAGTAAGGGAGATGAGAAGTGACCACGCCTAGCCCGTATTTTCTTTGTTTGACAGCGTGTCCTCTGAAAGGACACGTTGTGAAGTAAGTTCTGGTTTGTTTATGTGGCCTTCAATCACACGATTTTTAGCCGAATCCAGGATTTGCGCAAGATTAACTTGATGCTGCACCTCATTTTTATCCATCCAAGCGGAGCTGTCCCTGTTTTTTAGGAAAAATATCTGCGCTTGAACAGATCCGTTGATTGCTTCCTGATACAAAGCGTTGGTTACATCGGCAACTGCTTTTGCTCTTCCTTTCTTCAAAGCGCTATCAAAATTTCCCTTTTCGCGTTTTCTACGAGCTATTGTGGAAACAGATGTATTCAACAGCTCTGCAATCTGTCGTTCAGACAAACCATTACCTGACCATTTTTCAATGTTTGCATAATCTTCTTCGCTAAACTTAATTCGTTTGCGACCAGATTTACCTTTTAAATAACTATAATCTTTATCCGACATACTCAGATTCTACTTTAATGCAACAAATATCCCTATAGGTTTTGACATACTTAATGAGGTAAGAGTGTAGATTTGTGTTGCATTGTGTATGTCATTTGCTATAATTATTTTGTAGCCAAAGAAAGCTACCATTTAATAAGGAAAAAGTATGACAAACATCAAACTAACAAAGTCTAGGAAAACACAACTAGATAGATATTCGGAAGAAGATATAAACTTTTTTTACAGCATCTTTACGCGAGAAGAAAAAGAATATATTAAAAAAACTGAACAAGAAAACAGGGAGAAAAAGTAACTATGAAAAATGTCAAAAGATATATAGTTACTTCAACTCATACAGTTGAAACAACTCACATAGTATGTGCCTACTCTGAAGAAGAGGCGAAACAAGTTGTGCAACAGGACAAATTACGACCATTTGAAATGAACACAAAAAACATAACTGTTCATAAAGTTGAGCCGCGCAACCAATGATTCAGTACCAAGAAGAAAAAGTTACAGCTAAGACAAAAGCTAAACACGAAGTATCAGACTATCTCATGGAGTTGTTTAACAATCCTCAGAGATACATCAAAGACTTAGGCGAGTTAACTACCAAAGAGCAAGACGAAGTCCTCAGACACATTAGTTTGTTTGAGGATAGAATCCATAAAGTTCTTGGTGTTAGTTTCAAACAGATAGACAGTAAAACCAATTTCATTAAAAATATATAGGAGAGTAAATATGGCAATTCATATGACGAGATATAAAGGTAAGAAGGTTCAAGGCAAAGGAGAAGAGTTCATGGAAGAACTAAGACGAATGGTCGCTGAACACAAAGCCAAGGAAAAGAAAAATGACTCAGTACAAAGACAAGCTAAATAATCGCAGAGAAGAACTGATAGAAGAACAAATGGATAAAACTTGGACTTCTATCTATTCTCAATGGGACAAGCGCAATCCAAACGCTGAGAACTACAGAAAGACCATTTATGCAAGTGGTAGAGAAGTTACACAAAACCATGATAGTGATTGGAACGAGGTAACTTATCAAGAACCAATGCGTAGATGGGTTTTCAGGAAAGCATTTAAAAAATGACACAAGTTTTGCTATGGGTACTGTTTTGTCTCTGTTTACTTGTATATGTAAATACAGTATCCGTAGCACTCTATCTAATCGTTAAAGACAAGATATGAGCAACCAAGAACATAGACTTATCCAACACCTCAAGAACGAATACAAGAAGATGAATAAGGATCAGCTTATAGAAATTATCCTTAATCAAATAAGGCCACACATAAACAGAAAACCAAGTAATGGGAGATAAATTATGGTTAATTATCCTTGTGGATGGTTCGATCCAGAACAATTACCAAAATGAGCAAACTTAAACACCAACAAGTAATGAAACTTTGTGTCATGACTGAAGAAGATGTGTTTAACGACAAGACATCAACTGAAGAAATGATGGAGATTATTGCAGATGCAATCAATGATAAAAGATTTTACTTTGAATTAATTAACCCAAAAAAAGATAAGGAGAGCAAATGACTTACGAAATAGCTGAATATAAATATGCGTGTTATCTCAGAGATAAAGGTTATGTCGGTGAATTACCCTATCCAAGTCCAAAACATTCTAAGATGGATGAAGAGGGTAATTGGCTGCTTATCAATCGTGAGGGCCACAAACTTGCAAAAGTATTTATTGGCGGAAAAGTAATAGCATGATTGAGAGTCTAACCATTACAGTCGCAATAGCTTTACTGATCCTCATTGTTATCTTTGACGATAACTTCCCAAATACATAAGTTTAGGGCGAAGGCTACTCAGGTTTATTCATACCACCTTCCTTAGAGAGTAGCCCAAGCCCACCAATAAAATATGTTTTCTTTTACCAGCAATCGCTTTCTCAACGAGCTTTCTTTCTTCCTCTAAGGCAACCCGGATTAAACCCTTCTCAGCCAAAGCGCTGACAGCTCTACCAACAGATCTGCGGTTCATCCCTATCATCTTGGCGTAATAACTATAAGCATCATGCGAACTAAAGGTTTCATAGCGATACCGCTCAACCACCGCCCACAGCACGAGCGTTTCTACCGGGCTAATATCCGTTCTCCCTGCGCGCGCCCTAAACCACGCCCACAGATGCGTTCTTAGTTTCTTCCAATCCCTAAAATCATTAACGAATCTTACATGCACAAATGCTGAATGTTCCTCGTTCTCTGGCACTCCATTAACAATCCACCAATATTGATCTTGCTCTCTCAATGTAGCGTTTCTCCCTCGCCTTCGCTTGCGCCTTCGCTCACGCTCTCGCACACACTCTCTTCATCTACGACTGCCTCTAATGTTCCTAGCAGAGTCACTCCCAGGTATTCGGCTTGCGCCTGTGCGCTAGCGAAATCTTTCGCATAAATCTTAGGCCCATCGTATTTAACTCCGTCCCACTCAAACTCAGTAATAAATATTTTCATGCTCTCTCCTTGTGTGAGAAAAATGCGCCAAGCATTTTCTCTCACTCTTATTATGTTATGTAGGGATATATGACACTCTACGCTACCGCATAGGTACTGTACGCCACCTCATGGGTACTCTACGCCACATCTCCTGTTAATAATTCTCCTTGGCAAACGCTATTTGATGGATAATTTTTTCAATCGAATTCATTTCTTTTTGTTCATCTCTGGTTAATTTTGATGCCTTTTCTTTATCTACCAACAACTTACCTTTATCTGCGAGTGCATCAATTAGCAGTTGTTTTTCCTGGCTTGTTAGTATTAGTTTTATCGCCATGCTTACGCTCTCCTTTTCTTTTGTTAAAAATTCTATCGAAGTTCTCATCAAACTTAGATTTATCTATTGGTCTTGGTCTATCACCTTTTCCTGACATAATTACTCCTAGTCGTGGCAAAAACAGGTCATTTGGTCATCATCGTTGAACAAAGTCTGTTGTTGTTTACTTAAATCTAATAACTGTATGTAGTTTGGTCGGTCTTTTCTAAATGTTGCACCTACTTGTTTTTCTTTTTCGATCCACCAATCTGCTAAGTGTGGCCTTTCTTTAAGGATCGAGATTGTGGTGTCCATGCCTTTTAAGAAACATAAATCACAGTTTCCAGCAGGTGTTTTACCATAAGCATTGGTTAAATTTAGATCAAAGTTCTGTTTACTCCAAAAATCTGTAACATCTTGGACTGTGTGTTTGGCTTCTGCCATTGGTAGTACGTTGTCCCAGGGTTCGTAATCAGATGCTTTCATTGCGCTTGCTACTCTTCTAGGTTCGTCATAGCGCAACCCAATCACGTTGTACCAATCTTTATAACCAGATATGTTTTTCATAAACCTTTTCATGACCTTGATCTTTAGCTCGCTTGTGCAAAACCTTGTAACCGGGTTTGGTAAGTATGGTCGTTTTCTTAATAATTCATCAAAAGGTTCTCCATTACGACTTGCTGTTTCGTAAGTTACGATCTTGGTTCTCCATATTGGCCTTTCTTCTGCAATCTCTAACTCCAACCAATTAATAGGTACGTCCCATTTTTCTGATACTTCATGCACAAAGTCTAAAGTTTCAGGTGCTTCTTTACCTGTGTTAGCAAATACAACATGAATATCTTCAGGTAACTTGCCACTAAATGCTTTCAAAATGTTCCAAAGCATAAAGCCAGATGTTCTTCCACCACTAAAACTTATTAATGCAGGACTTGGTATTTTGTATGGATTGCTCATAAATTAATCAAGTATATCGTTTTTAAAAGCCTTTTAAATCAAAGGCACTATCTACATAGGGTTCTAACACAGCATCTCGTCTAAACAATGTCTTGACAGACATATCAACTTCACCTGAGTTAGCCTTCACCACACCCCCTCGCACCACGCGCAATCTGTCGTACTCCACTCCGTTTTCCAGACAAATACGCTCTGCTTCTGACTCATCGCCAAGCCATAGGCCTAAACACAGCCTATGACCATCCACGATGCCAGTTGCGCCTCGGAAACTTTCACGCGCTGCCAAAGCAGAATCTTCGCCACTAAGGGCTTGTTTCCGCATATGATGGATCGACAACACGCTACAGTTCATGCGCGAGGAGATCGAGGCGCAGAGCTGACAATATAATTGTGCGGCTTCATTTGAACTACTTATCGGTGCAGCAGCCACCGCAGATAAGGTATCAATGCACACAAACTCTAAATTCTTGATGCCTTCTAACTCTTCAATGAGTTCATAGGCTTGTTCTGTAATATTTAACCCGGACGAATCTTCTCTAATAAGTGTCATAGGTTTAGGGGTATCAGGGATGGTATAAGCAAAAACGTCATACTTTGTGTCATACCTTTTACCATGTGGATCAAGCGCTTGCAATCGTCTGGCGATTTCGCCTTGATCGTCCTCGGCTGAGATATAGACTGCATTGCCTTGAGCTTTGACAGGTTGTCCCAACCACTCGCCCTCGCCTTGTGCTACTTTAAGTGCAAGATCTAAGGCCAACATCGACTTACCGACACCGCCAATGGCTGCGAGTAGGCTTGGCTTATTCTTTTCTAAGAGTCGGTCAACCAACCAAACTCTAGGCGGTGGATCACCAACAATGTTTCTAATGGCATACCGGGTTATTCCAAACCCTTGTTCTAGTATCTCTTGTTTAACCTTTTCCAGACCATGTTCAGCAAACATGTCGTTGTAATCGCCTGTAAGGCTCGGTATGCGCATGAAACAATTATAGATACCCGAGCATATGTCTTGTGCTTTACGCTGTCCTACGCCATGAGAATCGTTGTCAAAGCATATATACATCTTTGCATCGGTTTTCTTGCGTAAATTATTAACTGCATCCATGCCAAAGTTAGCAGAGAATACACAGGCCACAGGGATGCGTGTTGCTTCCCAAATGGTGCTTGCAGTTGCGTAACCTTCACAGATTGCAAGTTCTTGTACGCTTCTTAACGAGTTGAAATCTGTACCAATCAAGAACACATTACCCTTGATTTCTCCACCTCCGGCGAATCTTTTACCCCCTTTTTTGTCGATGTACTGTAGAGAACGAATGTTGCCTGTAGTATCATATACACCGACTACAAGATTTCCCTTCTGGTCAACTTTTAAACCATAATTTTTAACTTTTTTACTTGTAAGGTACTCATGCTCCGTAATATTTTCAAAAGAACCGAAGAGAAGTTTTATCTCTTTAGCCACTTCTTCATGCCTCTCTTTTTCAGCTTTATCACGCCTCTCATGAGCCTCAAGCATTTGTTTCTTTAATTCTTGGTTCTGCTTGGGTGTTAAAGTATTGGTGTTAATAGAACTCCACTTACCCTCAAAGCCTGACTTCCAATTACCAAAGACAGCAAAGTAATTACCTTTGAGTTCATTAATACAATACCAACCTGATCGCTGATTAGATCTATCAGCCTTCGCGCCTGCGCCCTCTGCGACTCTTACTCTCACTAACTGTCCGGACGTATCTAAATGATCCACCAATAGACCATGATTACGCATCTCATTAATGAGTTCGTTTAAATCTTTACCTTGTTTGTAGATGTTGTCCTGATCGACAACGATGCCTTCCTCTCCAAAAAATCTAGTCAGATCCATCTTGAATTACTCTCTCTATTCTCCCACTACGCGCTTGCTCATTCGCCCAAGTCATGTAGTTGTTTACTATAGCACTAAAGAGTAACTCTCGATCCTTTCTTTCCCATTCGTGCATAACGTAACTCCCATTACTCTTTGCTATGTCTAAATAGGTTTGTTTAGATTGTTTGATAGTGTAGTCAATGCCATCCTCACAAGCTACAGCTATTCTTTTTAATTGTTTACCCTCGCGCACTTTCTCCATGTGTTCTATACAACATGCTCCATAAATTTTATTCTCTTGCACCACCATGTATGGCCCTGACGGAATGTAGCAATAGCCACATAACGCAGGGCGCATCTTTAGGGGGTTAAAATGGTATTTCGTCTGTTTCACTAGACTCTTCTTTTGGTGCTTCTTTATTAGCAACCTTTGGAGTTTCTGTTATTTGCTCCGCAGGTTTCCATGAATTACCAAATTTAGAATCTGTTTCAGGATAACCATTATCGTTAAGTACCACAGAACAGCTTACGCTTGTTCCTTTAAGATCATCGGTATCTTTAATACCACCATTGATGCCAGCAGCTTTAGCTAGCTTGGTCATTTCCTCTGCACCCATCTTCACATACTTTGGATCATCATGTCCAACTGTAATTGTGTGTGGGACAAAGTGTCCTGTACCTTGAATCTTAAAGTTAAGTTGCATACCCAACCATCCATTCTTTCCACTCTTAAGTTCCTCATTAGTTGAGTTGTACTCAAGATTATATCTACCGGGTTTAAGTTCAGGCTTTGATTCCTCAACCTCAACACCATCAAAAAAGTTTGTAATATCCATAATTTACCCTTACTTTTTAAAATTAACCTGGATCATAAGAATCGTAGTCAGATAAATATTTAACTAGATCCTTACAATCCGCCTCTAAAGAAATAAGCCAATGCAACCCGTCAACAGGTAAAGAATTGTCCTCTGGGTTAATTGAATCAATTTCATTGTTCAAAGCATCTCTGCATAACTCTAAGGTTTTCTTTACTCTATCAACTTCTCTAAATTGACTCACTTCAGCATCTCCTCTCGAATGGTACTCCAATCAAAAGGCATTTCACCAGGTAGGCCATAGCGATTTTTTGCTAAGTAACCCGGCGCTTGTTCTGTAAAGATCTTTCTATCACCTGCAATGGTTTTAGTAGTCATACCACCACCTTTGCCTTTGACCTGAACAGTACCAAGTTTGTAGTTACAAAAGAAAACTGCATCAGAATGTTCGACAATTAAGTCAGCAGCCTTTCTATGTAATTTGATTTCATGTCTATCATGCGGTTCTTGAGATGGATCTTCGTATCTCTTAATTTGGTTGTGTGCAATTTGCAAGACAGTAAAACCCTTATCTCTAAGTTTATTTAATATCTCAACATATTCTTTCCAACCATTAAGAGCTGTGACGTAACCTTTTCCATAAGCTGGTGTATCGATTTGCGCCCAACCATTCTCTTCACACACATGATCCCATAATAAAGTTTCGCACCAATCAAGCGAATCAATGCAAATAACTTTATATTCTGTGTCGTTATTTAGTAACTCTCTTAGATTATCTAAGAATTCAACCCAAGACTTTGCTACAGGAAAGTGGTCGCACTCAATCTTTCCTATGCCATCTTCTGATTGCACAATGATTACCTTACCCATACTTGCAGCGAAGGTAGTTTTACCAATTCCGCCGGGGCCATATAAAACAATAATAGGTGGTTTTAATTTAGCCTTTTTTCTAATTGCAGCTAGACTCATTGCGGTCAAAT